ATATTCAAACGGCATTGTGATGCCCGCCAGAACACCTTCGATCACGCCTGCGCCAAAGCCAAAAGTGAACATGGACGTGACACCCTGGCCGGGCATCGCGTGAACCTTTTCGATGACCACCCGGCTAGCATAATCACGCTCGATCAGGATTTCCCGAAGGCCGCGTGAGTCCATCACCTTCTTGCCGCCAAACTTAACGACGGGCATCCGGTGCGTTTCGACGACCCGCCCGTTTTCAATAACTGCAATGCCGCCGGATAAGCCGGGGTCGATGCCGATGATTGTCATGCGTCTGACTCCTCCACTCGACTGATTTCCCAGTCGAGATATTGCCGTGCCTTTTTGAGATCCTGCAACTCGCACCCTTTGTACGGTGCCCGCATGACATATTTAAGGATGTTGCCACGATAAAAGGTCTCGTAAGCACAAATCTCGATTGGTTCAATGCCGCTCGGATGGCTGGTGTAGTGCTTCGGATGTTTGATCGGGTCGTGTTGCGATTTCACTGATTCCATCCGTTCAAGATGATTGGTGATTTCGGCCCCGAATGCGGATGCCAGCGAGTCTAGGTGCGATGTCATGCTATCGGCCTCCAGTGAGTGACAATCCAGTCTTGGTGTTCTGCGTCGTCGTATGCGATTTTTTGGTTAATCCAATCCCAGTTGGTGCTGAGCGGCATTGACCAACACCACTCGTTTTCTCCTGCAATAAGCGTCCGGACGCCGAGAAACTCAAGGCCTTGTTCTTCGATCCGTACGACCATAAGGTCATCCATCGGCGGCAGCGTGGCCGGATCGGCGGTTATTTCGATCCACACCGGCGTCATCAGGTTGTAGACCGTCAACGCCGCAGCCTTGGCCTCGCCAGTCAGGCTGGCGATAAAATCAAGCGGTGTCATCATCGTCTTCCTCGTCTTCCTCTTCCTCTTCGTCCTCGTCGTCATCGCAATCGCAGCAAAGCAAGCACGTCGCGCAGTAATCGCAAAAATGTTGTGTTTGCCGTTCGCATTCATAGCACTCCGCAAACGGCGGTTTGACCGGCTCGTCAAGCGGTGTCATCAATGTGCTCCTTCGATACTTCGATCGCTTCCAAGCAAACGGCTTTAGCCTTTTTGAGGCAATCCCAATCGCCGGACGCAATTATTTCCCCGTCTATCCAAATGTTAGCTTTGTAAGTTGCGTTATCGTCCATGATCTGGATCACCGCGGTGATATCTCCAGACCTCAGATGCCACTGGCAGCCATCACGCACATACCATTTCTGATCATCATCAATCATGCCGTACATCTTGCCGAAGCCTCCTGTAGGGGTGAAAAGTCTGCCAATTGCGGATCCAGTTGGCACATCCAAGAGAGATCACGTGCGAATTGCAACAGGTCGCCATCGTTTGGCCGGTCCAGCACAAACCACGCCAGTTGCCCGCGGCGGGTGAATAATATCTCTGTCCGTTGCGAGCGGGGGTCCAGATAGGCCGCGAATCGCTCGTAACCGATCCTTTGATCAAGCACCGATTGCAGTGCAACCCGCAATGAAATAAGTGTTTCGCTGCGAAAGTGCCGGTCATTTTCCATCGCGAATAGGCTAATCATGGGATTGTCGATAGTAATTTGTCCCTCACGTCTAGTTCGAGTGTGTCTACAGCGTCTGGGTCGTTGAGAACCGCGTCCTCACCGTATCTCGCAACCGCAGCTGCGTCATATGCCGCCGCCGCTTCCTTCGCTGTGTAGTAGCCAAAGCGATAGCTGTGACCATCGACATGGCAGCCAAACGAGCGGTACTTCCTAGCCCAAATGATCCCGATCGTGCCGCCGCTCCGCTCCTTCCGCTGCTGCTGTATCTCAATGATCGTCGCCAGCTGGTCGATCAGTTCGCCGCTGCCTGGCACCTCTTTATCAAGGTCGCGATCGTCGGGGAAGTTGCAATCGGGGTTCTCGCTCTTGTACTGACAAACGATCGCGATACGTTGGTTTGTCGCGCTGGTGAGGGTCATGGATCACCTCCCAATGTTTGCTGGCTTCAACATTTCCGTGGGCGATACCCTGACCGCTTTTAGTGCCATATATTGAGCGGATAATTTACGGGAATCCAAGTCGAATTCACGCCGCTTTTGTGACGAGAAATAACTGGTGTCCACGCCTTCCATCCCGGCAATTGCTCGCTTGTATTTGCGATATCCACTCCGCTGACGCTTGCAATTGTGCTCATAGGCTTCCAGATCGGTCAGGATTTGCACCGTGCCCTTGTAAGCCTTGACGGTCCATTGCAGGCCGATCCGGTGCAGTTCCTTTTCGACCATGCCCGCAAGTTGTACGTCCGGTGGCATCGCGCCGGTGTGGTCCTCGTTCGGGTCCACCATCATGATTTTTGCGACCTCATCAGATTCGATGATATCGCCTTTGGACAGATCGGCCACAAAGTTCAAGTCTGCCACGCTGCACCTCCTGTTGATGTTTCAATTCCAGAACCGTCGAATCCGCATGGGCAAGTATTTCGTTGCCACATGCGGCCCTTGCCGTGCCGTGCCGCGCCGCACCTGGCCATGCCTCACCAGACCTCGCCGTACCTCGCCACGCCTTGCCAAACCTCGCCGAACCTAACCGTGCCACGCAAATCCGCACCGATAGGCTTTCACTACCGAGTGCAGCCCTTGCCTTACCGGACCATACCCTGCCTAGCCAGGCCCCGCCGAGCCGAACCTTGCCACGCCTCGCCAGACCGTGCCGTGCCATACCCCGCAAATCCGCACCGATAGGCTTTCACTATCGAGTGCGGCCCATGCCAAACCTTGCCCCGCCGTGCCCTGCCGAGCCACGCCACGCCGAGCCTCGCCGGACCCCGCAAATCCGCACCGATGGAATCTCACCACCTTGTGCGGCCCTTGCCATGCCCAACCGTGCCTAGCCTAGCCATGCCATGCCTAGCCATGCCTAGCCGTGCAAATCCGCACTGATAGGCTTTCACTACCTTGTGCGGCCCTTGCCATACCATGCCTCGCCCGGCCCCGCCTAGCCACGCCCCGCCCTGCCTAGCCGTGCCTGGCCTAGCCCCGCAAATCCGCACCGGTGGAATCTCACCACCTTGTGCGGCCCTTGCCCTGCCAAGCCTAGCCACGCCCGGCCATACCAAACCTCGCCCCGCCCGGCCAAGCCATGCCACACCTCGCCAGACCTCGCAAATCCGCACCGATGGAATCTCACCACCCTGTGCGGCCCATGCCGTGCCTCGCCACGCCAAACCGTACCACGCCTTGCCCGGCCGTGCCGAGCCGGACCGAACCGGACCTCGTTAGACAGTCTTGACCTCAGTAACCTCAAACAGCCCAAACTTAGGCCGATAGTCACCAATGCCGATGAATCGGCCCGAAGTCTCCAGAATTGATTTGAAAGTGGACACATCCAGATCGGACAGCATCGCCTCGAAAGTGCAGTTCCACGTTGCGAATACAGGCCTGTAACGCATGATCCGTGAACGACTGATCATCACACCGCGAACATCGCGATACTTTGGGAGTGCCCAAAAGTCATCCGCTGTAGCCTTTTTACCAGCCGGGTGGTCGTGAACCAGAGTCGGATTGTCGTTGATCAGGATAGACGCCTTGGCAATCTGGCCTTGTTTCGACCGCTTGGCACCGGCCACACAACAGGCTTCCAACATGGTCCCAAGGATGACTGGCTTTTTGGCATCGTCGCAGTAAAACGAAGAATACCAGTCGATCCGTGCTAATTCGAGATGGTCGGAATCGGTCTTATTTTTCTTGCCACTCACAGCTTTTCGAGCCTTGGCCCACTCGGATAGTGGATCGGCACCAGCTGCACTGTGCATCAATAGGGGACGAACACCTCGGATATTGACTTTGACCGTTGAAAAATCGCTCATTTGTTGAACCTTGCCTTGTTACTTAGTTACCGCAATCCTCTGCTTCCGCTCCCACACTTCCCGACGATCGACAATGACCGCCGGTGGAGCCGTGAAGCCTAACTTGACCGCACCGTCCCGAGCCTCAGCCACGACGACCGTGACCGTGTAGCCGTTTACCGTGATGACGATCTCTTCGTTGACGGATCTCTTCAAAACTAGCATCTGCTGCAACCTCCATGTTGTGAGTGAGTGCCGGGGGCGTATGAAGCCCCCGGCGCGAGTATGAACGGTCAACTCCCCTTTAGTTCATGT